CTTTAAAGTTTTTTGAGGATCTTTTTCCAATAAAAAAAGAAGAACTTTATCTTGTTGGGAATCTGGAACGTCCTCATAAGTTAACTTAACCCCTAATGAAAATAAAAATTCAGGATTTGGAAATTCCTCGTAAGGTATTTGTGTTAAATCAACTTCGTCTAATGAGTTTCTTAGTTTAGCGTATTTTAAAAAGGCTGTGATTTTACCATTAAATTGTGATGAAATATCGTCCCAATCTCCATCATTAAACATCAATACTTCTCTAGGTATTTTCATCTTTTAATAATAAATATAAAAAAAGGTGGAAAAATAATCGTCCACCTTAATAATAGTCATAACATTTATTACTTTTTATTGTAATACTTCTCAACAATTTTTTTCACAGATTCTTGAACAGTATCATTTTGTTGTACTGGTTGAGTTTGTGCTTGTGGTTGAGCTGATGTTTGAGTTTGATTTTTTTTGCATCCACATCCCATAATAATAAAATTTATTTAGTTTATTTATCTATAAATATCTAAAAAGTATTATATTTGTAAATAATTGAATATTTATTATTGTATGTTAAAAAATATAAAATTGAAGGAGAACAAATTACTTACATTGCTTAAAGATATAATTTTAGAACAATCTGATACTGAAGAGTATGTGGATATTACACCAGAACAATATCATAAATTATTAAATTCTGTTGGTTATAATTCAGCAAGTGTGATACCTATGTTACCTCAATTTAGAGGTAAAAAACTTAGGGTTAATGGTGATTTAAAAATAGATGGTTTACCTATAACAAAATTAGGTAATTTAACGATTAATGGTATATTATCGTTTTCTAATAGTAATATAAAAAATTTAGATGGAGTTAAATATGTTACTCTTGGTGGATATTGGGGAACACCATATTATGATGTGTTAGAAAAAATTAGATTGGCAAAAAGAGTTTCTGATGCTAATTTAAGAAGAGAGGATTTTGAATGGAATTATAATAATGACGATATTAGTAAAGAAGGTTTAGAAGCGAATGCGGTCTTTAAAAGTTTGGTTGAAAATGGTGATTTAGATGAATTAAGTTATACAGAACGTGAAGATTTAAAAGATTATGAAAGAAGAATGGAGGAACTTGAGGAAAGAATAGAAAATGAAGAAGACTCTGAAACTCTTGATGAATTAGATGGAGAACGTGTTGAACTACAGGAAGAAATTGATGACCTTAAGATAAAGGATAACGACGTATATGGTCTAATACCGGAAACACAAGGACATTATGGTTTAAGTTTATTTACTTCAATACACGATGAAACTGAAGGTAATACATATGCGGTTGGAACATTTGAAGAAGCGGATAAAGCTATTGAGGAGTATGTTGATAGTAGACTTGAAGAAATTGATTATTTTGATGATAATACCTTATCTTATTATGTTAATGGTGATGAGGTTGCCAGATACTTTGAGGATGATATTAGGGGACAAGTTTATGAATCACCATCTGACTATGGAGTTACTTTAGGGTTATCGGTACAACAAGATAATAAAATAAGTGAATTAGAGTTTGAAGGTAAAAAATTGGAGGCTGAATTATTTTTAATTAACTATGGTATAAAATTACCTTTAGAATATGTTAGTAATGAAAATAATGATTGGGAGTTTAATGATGGTGTTGGAAATAAAATAAATTTAAATATTGAATCTTTATCTGATGCATCTAAGAATGTTGTTTTATTAAATGGAACACCAACCTTAAGTAATCCAGTTTATAAAGATGTTGATACGGAGGAAGAAGAAGAATTAAAAGACGAAAGAATGTCTGAGATTGATAGTGAGATATATCAGATTGAATCAGAAATTGAAGATATTAAAGATGATCCTGATGGAGAACCGGATGAAGATGAAATTGAGGATATTGTTTCAGATAAAATGTATGAAATTGAAAATGACCCAATGGATTATTTAAAGGAATATGATATGTCACCTAAAAATTTTATTGATTATGACAAATTAAAAGATTCTATGATAAGTGAAATTGGTTATGGGGACTTGAGTTTATATGATAATAATTACAACGAGATTGACATCAATGGTACAACTTATGTTGTAATAAGAGTGGAATAATATCTTTACTGAATAATAAAAATTTATTATCTTTATAATATAATGGTAAGAAAAAAAAAGATAGAGTTTTTAATGAACACCGAATGGATGTTTGAAAAACCAATTGATCAGGAACATAAAGAATATAAATTACTTTCTTATTTTCAAAAGATGGGAGAAAAACTTGATAATATGGAATTATATCCAGGATTTATTGAGTTGTCATTACATTTAGCGAACATTCAAACATTAATTAAAGATAAAAAAATCATTTATACTGATAAGAAATTCGCAACGATTGATGACGAATTATTAGTGAAAGATCTTAAGATAAAAGAAATACCAGAATTAAGTATTGAAGAAAGACAAGAATTTGCAAAAATATTAACCTATAGTGCCCCAAGAATGTTGGAGTATTTTAATATTGCAAAATCTGTATGGGAAATTGTTTTTGATAGTATAATTCTAAAAATTAAAAAAAATAAAGAGGAAGTCCTACAAAAAAAAGGATACTTCTATTATATCCATCCAAAAGACAAAACATTTTATGTTTGGGAGTATGAGATAAAATCTGTTAATAAGAAATCACCTGAAAGTAAAACTTTAGTAAATTTAATTTATTCGGACAAAAAGACCAACTTGACTATCACAAAAATTATAAATACATTTAGTGAGTGGAATAAAGAAATTGAAACTAAGGTACCTATATTTGAAATGGTATGTGTGGGTGATTATCCGATTAATGAAACCTTACTTCCATTATTCAAACGAAAATTGATTACTTATGTTAATCAAACTCAAATGTTAGAAAATTACAAAAAAAATAAGGAACAATTAAATTCTTAATATGAAAATAAAAATCAAAAAGTTAATTGAAGACATCGCTAATGATACTCCAAATGATATGGACTTGGGTAGAAAAATTAGAAAATTAATTAACACCCAAAAGGAAATACAAACCGATGAATCTAAAGTCGATGGGTTTCAATAAAAGAATATTTACAAAAGAACACATTTTAAGTCATATTGATAATATTGAAAAATATTTGGATGTTGACGCTGCGTTTTTAAAAGACGATTTTTCCCTTAATGTGTATAGAATGTTTAATCAAGGGAAAACAAAGGAAGAAATAATAAAATATATAAATGAAAATAAATAATATGGAACAAGTAAATCACCCTGAACATTATGGTGGAGAGTCAAACCCATATGAAGCAATCAAAGTTATTGATAATTGGGAGTTAGGGTTCTCGTTAGGTAATACGGTAAAGTATATCTCAAGAGCGGGAAAGAAAGATCCGACCAAAGAATTAGAGGATTTAAGAAAGGCTAAATTTTATTTAGATTATCACATTGAAAAATTAGAAAATAAATAAATATGGAATTAACAGAAGAACAAAAAAATCAAATCCTTAATCTATATGAAGGATTAAAAAATGATGAACAAACATTGGGTGAGACACTTGAAACAATTGTTGATTTTTGTGTTGTCGAATCTATGGTTGACTTAACGAATGATAAGGACGGAGACCTTTTTGAGGAGTTCTCAAATGAAGTGTGGGATTATTTAGAAACAATTAATTAAATAAATAAAAAAAGAATATTATGAAAGATACAAAGAATATAGAAGAAATGTTGAATCAGGTTATCAACGGGGATTGTGTGGAAGTTATGTCAAATCTTCCTGAGAACTCAATTGATTTAGTGGTTACGAGTCCTCCATATTCGGTAAACATTAGTTATGATGTTTATGATGACAATACAACAATTGACGAATATTTAAACTTCACCAAAAAATGGTTGGAAGGTGCGTTTAGATTATTAAAAGATGATGGTAGAATATGTGTTAATGTTCCGTTTGAAATAAACCTAAAAGATAGAGGTGGTAGAATTTTTATTGTTTCGGAGATTTGGAATATAATGAAAGAAGTTGGTTATAAATGGTTTGGACTTATTGATTTGGAGGAAGATAGTCCTCATCGTAGTAAAACAACCGCTTGGGGGTCTTGGATGAGTTGTAGTCAACCATATATTTATAACCCAAAAGAATGTCTTATCCTCGCATATAAACATAGCCCTAAAAAGTTAACTAAGGGAGAACCTCAATGGAAAGGAGTTCCAACTGAAATTGAACAGGAGGATGGAACATTAAAGAAAAAAGTTGTATATGAAGAAACAGATAAGAAGGACTTTATGGAGCTTGTTTTTGGTCAGTGGAATTACTTTGCAGATACTAAATCACTCACCAAAGCCACTTTTTCCATGGACATTCCGACCAAAGCAATCAAAATATTGTCCTACAAAAACGATGTAGTATTAGATCCATTTGCGGGATCAGGAACAACATTGGTCGCTGCTGAGATATTAGGACGTAGATGGTTAGGTATTGAGTTGAGTGAAAACTACAAACAAATCGCTGAGGTAAGGATTAATCATTTCAAGTCGTTAAATCAAATAAAAGAACTCCCACTATAATCAGTGGGTTAAATTTATTCGGTAATCAGAACTGAGTCACCCTCAACGATATCGTATTTAATGGTGTCACCACCATTAATTTCTAATATCATATCACCTACGCCTTCATATCGGGAACATTTCGTATCGTCTTGTTCCCGGCAAGGAGGACAATTAGTGTAAATCTTTTGAATCTTACCATCAGATATGAAAATAATATCAAGTGATATTATACAATCCTTCATCCAAAAAGAATGTACTCCTTCGTTCATTATGAATAACATTCCATTGAATGCATCATTAAACTTTTTATTTTTCATACCTTCTTCAACATCCTTTTCTGTAATTGCGGATTTGACATTGAATAGATTATTGTTTATTATTATTTCCATATTATATAAATATAAAAAGTATGAAAAAAAATAAAAGATTTTCAGGGATATTGGTTAAATGTAACGATAAAGTATTGTTGTGTAAAAGAAGTGACGATAATACATTACCTGGTGTATGGTCAATACCTGGTGGAGGAATAGAAGATGGTGAATCACCTGAACAGGCCGCTCGTAGGGAATTTTACGAAGAAACTAATCATAAAGTTAGTGGGGATTTAAATCTAATTGGGTTCATTGATAGGTTTAATAAAGACGGATCATTTTTAAAAGGTTTTATGTATGTGTATAGTCTTGAAGTTAATGAGGAGATATATCCTGATTTGGAAGGGGCTAAAGATGGTGGTGAACACACTGAATGTGGTTATTTTGGTGTTGATGATTTACCTATTAAGGAAAAAAATGGTGAATTTTACAAAATTGTGTTAAATAATTTAAAATAATTAAACTATTTGTAAACTTTGGTATATTTATACTATACAAAAACAACCAAAATCCCCCTTCTCGCTTATTAAATGGTTAATCAAAAGATAATCCCATAAGTTTTTAAAAGATTTATGGGATTTTTTTATGCCGTGTTAATTTTATTTGTATATTTGTGGAATAAATTAAAAAATATAAATATGTCAACTTACATTCACACCTTTAAAAAATCATTAAATAAGAAAGCAACAATTGATGGTAATCCTGTTATTGTTGGACGGGCAACATTTCTATGTAATGTAAATTGGAATTATATTTACTCAGCATCTGAAAGTAGAGAGATGACAAGAGCTTACGCTTTGACGGAGAATGATCAACCTGATTACATTACATTTGATGATGAAATGGTTTACGTTAATAACAAGAAAGGAGTATGGAGTGATGGTTCTGGTTTTTGGGGTGGTATTGACCATAAAACAGATTTTATTGGAACTCTAAAGAAAGTGGGTAAGAAATTTGTTATTGAGAAATAATTTAGTATCTTTGTTGTATGAGTAGAGCAGGTTTTAATATAAAAGTAATAAATGATAAGTTCGGAGAGTTAATCAACGAAACATTTATGGATCAGACACAATTCAAAATATTTTTGAAGATGGTACACGGATCATTGGTATTGGATGAGGATTTAAGTTTCTTCAATGGAGATACATTCTTGGTTCACATTCCAAATAAGATATTGAAAGAATCAGTTATCTTTACTAATGTAAAAGAAATATCATTAACTGACCAAGTTAAAAGTAAAATTGAATCTTTGGTAACTATTTAAAATTATGAAACAAATATATTTAATTATTTTTATTGGGGTTTTGATGATTACATTATCGTGTGAGAAGGCAACTATTACACCGCCACTTCCACCCCAACCAATTATTACAGATACTATAATTGAAAGTATTCCATATTCATTGGCGGGTCAAACTTGGGTAATAAACCAATATAGGGTTGGTGAATTTGGAAATTACATTCCTAGTAACGATACAATTGAATTTATAGATTTTAATTCTTATACTTATAATGGTTTTGAATCACCTTATTCTTTTTACCCGACATCGTCAACATATAATTTAACTCTTAATTTTACACCATATGGTAATATAAGTGGGACGATATATCAAGGTAATTTAAATGCTGGGATTATAACTGGATTAAAATTTACGGACATTAGTATGGGTTCAGGTAATGGAACTAATTATTATTTTTGGATGGAAAGATTATAGTTTCCTTGTAACTTAAAAACAAGGTGGTGGAGTCCGTCAATTCATTGACGATCTAAAAAGTGGGGAAGAGTAATCTTCCCTTTTTTTTTTAAATTGTAGACCTCATCCAACCTCCACCGAAAAAAGAAGTTGTTCGTCCATATGGTGTTATTCCCCTTAAATTGTAGACCTCATCCAACCACTCCTTTATAAGTTCCTGTATTTCAGAATAGTTAATCCCAAAATTACCACTTAAAACTAACCAAATATCATCATAAGACACATAAACTTTATTATTTTCTCTATCGTAAACCATTAAATTATACTTTGATTTATATCTAAATAATGTCCGATCCTGTTTTTTTTCGCTCTGAACAACATCCAAATTATCAAATAGATGTAGGAAGTCCATTGGGTTATTATTAAATGCGATTTTAGCAAGTTTATTTGATCCCCCAATAGCTTTTGAGGCTGCTTCCCACCCATAATCCTTAACCAAGTCTTTTAACTTCGTCTGAAGGTTATTATTCTGATTTTCAGTTATGATTATTCGCATGATTCAAAAGCATTATGAAAAAATTTTATTAGTTTGTCGTAATAACCAATATCCTCAAAAAATTTATATAGGTCACTGTTATAATACGTATTATTATTAATAGAGGTATTAATTTCCCCAACAATCCCACCCATAACATCATCAGAATAAAATAACGCATCGTTTTCGGTATTGCTCCAATATTTACAAATGTCTTTAGGGTTTAATTCAGAAATAATCTTATCTGCAATACTAAGTCGTCGTATAAATGAACGAATTTGATTATCTTGATCTTCTGTTATAATTATTTTCATATTCTATTTTTTAAATTGTAGACCTCATCCAACGAAAAGCAAGTTTATCACTTGAGTAATCTGTGGTGTTACCCCCCTTAAATTGTAGACCTCATCCAACCACTCCTTTATAAGTTCCTGTATTTCAGTGCGGTTAAGACCAAAATTACTTTTTAAAAATATCCAAATATCTTCATAAGACACATAAACCCAATCATTTTCTCTATCGTAAACCATTAATTTATACTTTGGTTTATATCTAAATAAAGTCAAATCTTGGTTTTTTTCGTCCTGAACAACATCCAAGTCGTCGAATAGATGTAAGAATTCCATTGGATTGTTATTAAAAGCAATTTTTGCAAGTTTATTTGTTCCCCCAATAGCTTTTGAGGCTGCTTCCCACCCATAATCCTTAGTTAAGTCTTTTAACTTTGTCTGAAGTTTGCTATTTTGATTTTCTGTTATAATTATTTTCATATTTCAGTTGTTATGTTAAAAAATTTTTATTATAATTAAACTAATTGTAGAACATAACTCAAATAATAAGTATATGGAGATAGAAAAAAACATAGCACTCCCCGAAAAGATTTTATATCTTGTTAGGGGAGTGCCTTAACTAGGGTCAGGAAAATCAACTTTTGCTAAATCATTAGGTGGTATTCATATTGAAGCCGACCAACATTTTATGATTGATGGTGTTTATAAGTTTGATGGGAGTCAAATAAAAAATGCTCACAATTATTGTCAAGGTCAAACAAGGGCTTGGATGAATGTAGAATCGGATCAAATAGATACAAGTAAAATTGTTGTTTCAAATACATTCACACAGGAATGGGAAATGCAACCATATTTTGATATGGCAAAAGAATATGGTTATAAAGTTTTTAGTGTCATTATTGAAAATAGACATAATGGTGTTAATGAACACAATGTCCCTGAAGAAAAAATAGAACAAATGCGTAACCGTTTTGAATTAAAATTATGAGCAGATTAGATAAACTTAAAGAACAACATCCAGAATTAAATATTAGCATTATAGATATTATTGGTATGATAGATCCTACTGACACATATAAGTATTCGGAATTCCTAATTAAAATTTTAAAACGTTGGTATGATAATTTAGATATAAGATATGGGATGGGTGTGGACTTTATTGGTGAAGAAAATGTTGAGATTTTAAATGAGTTTGAAAAACATTGTAAAGCAAAAAGAATTGAGAAAAATGATATTAGTCAACATAGTGATTTTATAAGTTTAAAGAATGAAGTTAAAAAGGCTAATGAAATTCTCAGAGTGAAAGAGTCGGAAAAACAGACCAAAAAAATATTTGATAATGATGAATGGTTGGTTATAGTTCCTTTAAGTTATGAGGCATCAAAAATGTATGGTATGAATACAAAGTGGTGCACAACCGAGTTAAAATATTGGAATAAGTATATTACAAATTATAAATTAGTTTATATTCTCAATAAAAAAACAAATGATAAATATAGTATTTCTAGAGATAAGACAGACGATACGGATATAAAAGCTTGGTTATCTGACGATACGGAGATAAGCCCATTGTTATTGCCAATACCTCAAGAATTATGGTCATTAATAATTCTTGAATTACAAAAACAAGAATCGGTTATAGATTTAGTGGGTGGAAATATAATAGATAACATTAAACCAAATGACTCAGTTATGAGAGTGGTTCAACGAGTAAAAACATATAGTAATCCTGATTTATTCGCTGACCCTGTATTTTCATATGATAAAGAATATATGAATAAATTAATGAGCGAATATATAACATCATCATTATTTACTAACACTTAATAAAAAATAATAAATATGTTAAAATTTAAAAAAATAATATCCGAGGGAAACTCAGGAAGAGTGTGGATTAGCTCGGATACCCATTTCGGTCATAAAAATATTTGTCGTGGGGTAACAAATTGGAGAACTAACGAGGATGAAATCCCTCTTAGTTCCACACGTGATTTTCAAACATTGGAACTAATGAACAATACTTTGGTTGATAATATCAATTATAAGGTTGGTCAGAATGATACCTTAATTCTATTGGGGGATGTTTCGTTTGGTGGGTTTGATAACATTAGAGTTTTTTTAGGTAGATTGGTATGTAAAAATATTCATTTGATTCTTGGGAACCACGATCATCATATAAGAGATAATAGAGATAATATTAGAGACTTATTTTTATCTGTAAATGACTACCTGGAGGTTAATATTGACGGAGTTAACTTTGTTATGTCTCACTACCCATTTCAAAGTTGGAATGGTCTTAATAAAGGTGTAATTCATCTTCACGGACACGTTCATTTATCTAATACGAATAAGTGGGGTAATGGTAAAAAATTAGATGTTGGTGTGGATGGAAATAATCTTCAACCATATAGTATTACGGAGATTGTACATATGATGGATAAGCGAAAGGTTGGGTCTGATGTTATCAATGATCATCACTTGGATGATATAAATGGAATTGTAGGTTAATTTGAGATTTTAATATATTTATTAGTATGAAAATTATTATTACAGAATCTCAAGTTAAATTACTTAATGAAATATTAGGGGTACCAGACAATATAAATAAAGTTGCTGAAGAATTATTTAAAATAATATCCAAAGACATCCAATCTATTAATGAAAAAGATGAGGAATATGAATTTGATGGAAGAGTTAGTTTCATAATTGGGGGTAAGAAAAAAATCATTATTAATAAGTATGAATTAATTGTTAATGTTAAAGAGTTTGATGAGTATGTTGGAAAACCTGATATTATACAAATGGGTATGGGACAATCATTTATGTTTGATAGAGATGAGATGATGAAAAAAATCCGACCTTCAACAACAGCGGAAATGACAATAACTTTTGCGGTATCACCCGAATCGGAGCCTTATGAATTATATGAAACATTAATGAATAAAAAAGATGAGTATGTAAGTTCTATTGCTCACGAGATAAAACATAAATATGACAAACAAGTCAAACAATTAGATTTAATTAGCCGGGATGTTAAGTATGTATCCACACAGAAAATAGGGAATTTTGGGATTCCAGTAATTGATGGTAAATTCTTTAGATATATGTATTTCATTGAGGCTGCAGAAAATTTAGTGAGACCAACAGAAATTTCATCAGAAATGGAAAGTGGAAATATAACAAAATCCCAGTTTAGAGAATTTTTGGAAAATAATAAAGTTTATAAGGAACTGATGGATATTAAAAACTTCACATTTAACAAATTTATTAATGAGTTAAATCAAAGTGAGGATAGGATGGATGCACTACTTGATCATATTGGTGAAGATCCATCAAGTATGACAAAACAAGAAAAAATTAAAAGAGTGTTGGAAATTGTTTTTATCAATTTAACAAATATTAGAGCAAATACATTTGATGATATGGTTCTTAATAAGGAAGATGAATTGAGAAAAATGTTTAGTTCGGTATTCTCAGAAAATTTACCAAGTTTTTTAAATGATGATGGTGGTAGTAAAAAAGTTGACGATTTAAGATCAAAATTTTTAACTAGACTTATGAGATTTCAAAATGATCCTATTAAATTTTTTGAATATGAATGTGAAAAATTTAATTATGTTGCATCAAAAATGATAAAAAAGATTGGTAAACTTTATGGTTTGGCAAAAGATGATCAACCAATGAATGAATCTATACTCAATTGGGAGTTGTATCAACAACTTATGGAAAAAAAATACGGTAAAAGAAAAATAGAAACCGAATTTAAATTTAAAAAATAATTTGTTTTAATTAAAAAACTTTATTATCTTTGTCTTTATATGGAAAAACCCTGTAAAGAATGTCCCCACTTTAATAGTAATCGTCACAACGATACTATTGTTGATTTTGCTGAAAGAACCGGTAAGAAACACAATTGTCATATGACAGAAGGGAAAAAAGATTTGTGGAATGTTAAAGATAAAAAATTAGAATGTTATGGAAGTAAAGTTAACAAAGATTAAGTCCATTAAACGAATAAAATTAAGGTTTAATTTAGGTAAGGGTAAGAATTATATGCATTGGCAAATAACATATCCTAATGGAGTTAAAGAATATTTACATCCTGACGATACTAATATGGTTTTATATGGATGTGAATTAAAAAACAATAAAAAAACAGCTCAAAAAATTTATAGTGGGGAACATAAAACCGTATGTGCTTGGATATTGTGTGATAACATTGAAATGATTGATTCAACTAAAGAAGGTGAATCTATTAGGTACAATCCTAAGATAATTCCAAATTGGACAATAAATGGTGTTATTTCTGATGATGTGAAAATTAATGAAATACATATTAAAAATAAAAATTTATATAAAATAAACTAAAAATGGGAAATTTACATCCAGCAGCTCAAGTGGTTGCATTAATAGTGATAGGTGTTGTGATAAGTGTTGGGATTTTATCCTTATTTACTTCTTTCTTTGATAAACATTAAAATAAAATGGAAAATTATGATAGTATATCTTGTAGGTGGGATTTGTATGGGTATTATGTTAAGACCATATGTAAATGAATTAATTAAAAATTACGTAAACAGAAAATAATGGAAGTGGTGCAAGGTGTTGCGGTTATTATTCTCAGTATATGTGTATGTGTTTTGATATCGGATATTGAGAACGGTCACTTTAATAAAAAATAAAATAAGAAAATGGAAAATCAAAATAGTGTTGCGTATGTTGGTTTGATCGGTGAGGTCAAAGCAATTGAAGGGGCTGATAATATTGAACAAGTTGTTGTTGGTGGTTGGAACTCCATTGCACAAAAAGGTGTTTATAATGTTGGGGATAAGGTTGTTGTTGCAACAACCGATGCGGTTATACCACAAGCGTTATCTGATTTAATGGAGGTAACTAACTATCTTCGTAAAGGTCAGAGAGTTAGAACCGTTAAGTTGCGAGGAGTGTACTCTGAGTGTTTATTGATCCCATTTAAGTTCTTAGCCCCAAAAGCATTAGAGAACAATGTCAGTGAAGGTCACGATATGATGAACATACTTGGCATTACTAAATATGAACCACCAGTTAAGACCATTCAACTAAGTGTCGGTGGACGTAAAGTAAAATACCACCAAAACCCTAATTTCAAAGTTTACTACAAGTTCCCTAACCAAAAGAATGTACCGGATATGTTCAATGAAGAAGATGAGGTTGTTATAACTCGTAAGTTACACGGAACAAATGCCAGATATGGAATAGTTAGAAAGAAAAAACTATCATTGTGGGATCGTGTTAAAATGTTATTTGGTAATAAATGGGTTTCCTTTGATTTCATTTATGGGTCTCACAACGTAGAGAAGGGTTCTGATAGTCAAGGATTCTACGATACTGATGTATGGATGAATGTTGCCAAAAAATACGACATACGTCAAAAATTGTGGGATCACGTAAAAGACACTTACGAACCATTTGGGTTGACTGAAGGTGTTGTTATATATGGTGAGATATACGGAGCGGGGATACAGAAAAACTACGAGTACGGTTTAACTGATGTTAAATTTGTTGGTTTTGATGTTCAAGTTGATGGAGTATACCAACCATACCTTGAAGAAACCGTTCATTTTGATTGTTTACAATTACCACAAGTTGAGTTACTTTATCAAGGTAATTGGAATAAAGAGGAACAAGATAAATATGTGTTCAACAACAATATAGAAGGAACTAAAGTTCCTCACGAAGGTATTGTTGTTAAATCTGTGACAGGTGATCGTAGAAAAGTGAGTAAAGTTATTAACCCAGATTACTTGATTGCGAGTGAAAAACATAATTATGGTGATTCCCATTAACTTGATGAGATCACTTTTTTTACTTATATTTTAATAAAAAGATTAAATGGGATTAAAAAACATAAAAAAAGAAAACGATATGATTAATATTAATTTTATTGATCTAATCGGTAATGTGGATTGTAGTAAAACTAAAAAATACACACAATTTTTAATTAAAATGCTTAAATATAGTTTTAAGGAATATAATAATACTATTATACCATTAGATAATTCAGAACAAAAACCTTTTCAAAATCTAAACCTTGAGACTTATGAAGGTTGGTTAACACATAGATTAACACTTCTTTTGTTTGGGTGGGATGAAATGTGTGCATTCTCTGAGTTTTGTGAATATATGGAAAAAGGTTTAGTTATTGAAAAGGACATTAGTAAATATGATAGTTGGGATATGTTGAAGATGGAAACCTATATGGCAAAAAATCGCAACTTATATAATAATAGTAAAAAAGACATAAAAATTTTTTATGAGGATGATAGATTTTTATGTTTAAAACCTTTAAGTTATGAATCTTCTATTTCATACGGATATCAAACTAAATGGTGCACATCTTCCGTTAATGACCCTTCGTATTTTTATAGATATTCAAGAGATGGTGTTCTTGTTTATGTAATTGATAAAATTAATAACAAAAAATTTGGATTTTATTATTCTGAGATTAATATGCAGATATATGATGAAAAAGATAATAGAGTAGATTCAATGGAAACTAAAATACCATTTGATATATTATCGGTTTTATTTAAAGAAATGGAAATTGATTTTAATAATGGAAATTTAAATTATAAATTATTTGGTGAAGATACTTTAACAAAAATGAAAGACTTGGGATACATTTCAGTTCAGTGTAATCAAAGTGAACCCCAAGCGGAAGTAATTGGTGAATTTACCTTTGGACTTTACCCTGTGGATTATGTTGAACCGGATTATGATCCTGATATGGAACGGCTAGCGAGACAAGAACTTCCTTTAATGGAAGACATTTTTAATGTACGAAGGGGTAGACCTGTTAATAGAGTACCATTTTAAATAAGATATGGAGACATTAATAGAGATATTTGTTAGATTTGCAAATGAAAGTACGTATCATACTAGAATCAAAATAAACCCAAAAAATATTAAAAATCCTTTAGTTTTCCCTAATGAGGTATTTTTTGATATTGATGATATGAGGGTTGCAATTAGTAGAAAAGATTGGGAGTTAATAATTAAAAATAAATAAAATATGCAAACATTAGTTTTCAACACAACATTAAAAACGGTTAAACTTTATTCAAAAAATGAATCTGCGTCAGGAGTAATTTTTTATTATGATAATATACCAACGGTACAAGTTATGGCAAATTATTATGAAGTTTATGAAAATGATAGTGATGGGAAAAAAGTACCAGTATTAAGAATTCCAATTTGTGGAACAAATATGAAAATTGTAAAATAAAAAAAATGAAATATAGAATTCAAATTAACGAGTTGTCTGATGGGACAAAAAAGTACATACCTCAAGTTTGTAAACCTGAGGTTACTGGATGGTTGTTTAAAAAATTAAATTTACGATGGAATAATATTGTAAATTATAAAAATGGTATATTCATATTGTTAGAGGTGAAGTACCAAGAGTATGAAACTGAAGATGAAGCAATGTTTGTTATTGAAGAATATAAAAAATTTGAGGGTAAAAAAATAATTGCAACATCGTATAAATTCATTGGGTGATGAATAAAATTGTTTTAAGTGAAAATTGTTTTGGTCCCGATGTTGAAATAGATGGTGAATCATTATTTATTCACGAATATGATATCAGAAGTGTAGAATCAATTGATAAGTTACAGGATGAATTAATTGATGCATTGAGACTAGTGAAAGATAAATTAAGTATGAATGATTGGTCAGAAATTGCTCAACTAATTATTCACCATAATGATGAGTTTGAGTACGATGTTGATAATTCAAGGGAATATTCATCTTGTGATCAGTGCGGTAACTTCAACCATAATCATATATACAATAAAAAATAAATAAGAATGAATAAAATTATTATAATAGAAAAAGAACCGTATTTAGTTTCAGATGAAGAAATACAAATTAACGATGTTGTAATCGTAACGGTAAATAATCAATATCCTTCAAAAGTGGTATGTGAAAATGAAATGGTTTTATCTTTGATAAAAGATTCAAAACTTACATTAACCAAAGGTTATAAGATAATAAGTAATCCTGATATGGTAAATATTCCAGAATCTAGGATAAATGATATTATTTTAAATGGTGGAATTTGTGATGTGGTTATTGAAGGTTCTGAACTTAAATTTGTGTCGTTATGATGTTAATAGAAGGAATACTTCATTTAATTGTTGTTAGTATGGTTTTTATTTTTTATCCAATATATTGTTTAATAAAAAAATATAAAAATTAAAAAACATTTGGCAGATTAAAAAAGAATACATATCTTTGTCAAAAGAAATTAAAAAGAAATAAAATGTCAGAACCATTAATTATAACACAAACATTAAAAGTAACATTTAACCAAGATCCAGATTGTTGGTCAAAAGAAGATCAATTCTTATCTATTGAAACAATTGATTCTGGGGACGGAGATTTTTTTGTAATGAATACAGATAGATGGGCGTTTGATGATATTGATGAGGTGATCAATATTTTAAATACGTTTAAAGAAAAATACGAAAAACTTACTAAATAATATATGAAAAAAATAATTTTTATTATATTGTTGGTATTGGTCTCTTGTTCAAGTAAAGAATATAAATATGAAATACACGGACAAGTTTCAAATTCTAAAACAGGTGATAACTTAACTCACAATGCGATATGGTATACGAATAACATTAGTTTTGATGGTGATACGATATTTTACATTAATAGTGATGGTAGTGAAGTAAGAATTAAACCACCTTACAAATTAATTAAAAAATCTTTTAATAAAAAGTAATATGAAAAAATTGTTATTAATAATTATGATGGGTGTTATGGTAACATCTTGTACTGAGAATGCAAGAGTAAAGGCTTGGGGTGGTGAAGGAACAATTAACCTACCAAAGGGTCGTAAATTGGTTAACGTTACTTGGAAAGAGACACAAGTTTGGTATTTAACACGACCTATGGATTCAAGTGATGTTGCTCAAACGTACCAATTCCACGAAGAATCATCTTGGGGTATGGTTGAGGGAACGTATAACATTGTAGAAACTAAGTAATATGACAGAAAGAGAAATAATCCTTTTAGGGTTTAAAAGTCAACTAATTAACGAACACGATGAAGATGATTCTTACTATTATGTGTTGGACATTGTTAATGGGTTAACATTTATTACACCAACAAATGAAGAAATTAATAATAATGAATGGTATGTTGAGTTTTTTAATACAGATCCATTAATTAGATTTGATAGTTTTGGTAAACTTCAAGGTTTAATAAATACTTTGAATTCAGCGGTAGTAAAATGAAAGAAAAAGATTTAGAAAGTTTAATGGTTGTATTACTTGGAACCGTTACAATGATTTTGTATATTTGTATTTACATAATAAAATAAAAAAATGAAATAGATGTTTAAAGTAGAAAAGTTAGGAACGTGGGGAGTCATAACACTAACAGTAATTTATCTAACCCTTATTAGTGTATTTTTTGAATATGTTATTAATAGAGAAGTAAATTATTTAATTCAAATTGTGTCGTTGTTTATAGCTTTGGGCTACACAATTTTTACGATAAAGTTAATAGTTAATTTAGTGTATAATTTTATAAAAAAAGAACAAAATGATTAGTACTTTAATTTTTTTAGCAAGTTTAATAGCGGCAAGTCTTATCGCATTAAAAACAAGAGACAAGATGTATATAGTAGGGAAAGATAGATGGAATGACCCTAAAAACATTTTCCAACCTTCGTGGTTAATTAAACCAATTGTGGTTTTAATTGTCGGGATTTTAATTTCTGCGATCCAACCATTCTCAGTTGAAAAGATTGATTCTGGACACAAAGGGTTAAAAATTAACTTAGTGGGTAATCAACGTGGTGTATCAAGTTATCAGTATAAGACAGGTTGGGTGGTTTATAACACTTGGACAGAACAAGTATTGGAGTTTCCAACATACCAACAACATATTGAATACGAAGATCAGGGTGTAATTCTTAAAGGAGGATTCTCAGCAACCATTAAACCAACATTCAACTATTCATTACGTGAAGATGCGATTGGGGATATGTTTGTTAACTTACGTAGAGATATAAAAGAAGTAGAACAAGGTTGGCTAAAGAATGCTATCATTGGAGCTGTTAATGACGTTGCAAATACTTGGGAGGTAGATAGTATTTTTAATCACCGACAATCGTTTGAATCTGCTATCGTACTTGAATGTAATCTACGTCTATCAAAGTGGTTTAATGTTTCACAACTACGAACTAATATTGTACCACCTGACGCATTACAGGAATCAATTATAGCAAAAACTAAAGCAATCCAACAAGCGGAAGCGTCCGAACAACAGGCGATCGCGGCGTTCTCTGAAGGTAGACGAAAAGTTGCTGTGGCAAGAGCTGACTCTGCCGAAACTGTAATTAACGCAAACGCTTCGGCACTTGCAATTAAGATCAAACAGACACAACTAACACCTATGTATATTGAATACTTGAAAGCACAAGCTTGGGATGGGGTTTTACCTACAACAATTGCAGGTGGTTCAGGGACATTCTTAAACATTAAACAATAATGAAAAAAGGATTTATCGGAGGAATGGTTATTATGACCTTCCTCCTTTTTCTAACAAGTTGTGGTTGTAATGACGAAGAATTTTATAAACGAAAGTTTAAATTTAATCCAGGCGACTTTGTAACCCATAAGGTTAGTGGTAGTAAAATTCTAATCATTGACACTCTAAGATTTAATGGTGATTGTGAATGTAAAGTTGAATTAGACTATTACGGAGTAAATTCAAAAGAACTTAATGATCGTTATGGAGAAATTGAGTTAATCAATTAATAAGTGATATTAATCCCCAATCTTTTTTAGGTTGGGGATTTTTTTTGTTTATGTTAAATATTTAATTATCTTTGTGGTATGGAAAAAGAATTTGTAAAATATATGGAAGCATTAGCTTTAAAAGAATTGGGATTTGATGAACCTTGTTTTGCTTGGTATGTTTCTGAGAAATATGGGTTGGAGTTTGGTAAAGTGATCCAATCTCACTTAATTGGGGATGCCGTTGTCGCACCAACATACTCACAAGCATTTAGATTTTTTAGGGAGAATTATGGGTTATGTCAAATAGTTATACAAAATACAGATAAAGATTGGACATACGAAGTTTGGGCTATTACAGGGATAACATATTATGAAATATTAGACGTTTTGGATGAGTACGAAGAAGCAGAACAAGATTGTCTAAAAAAGTTAATTGAAATTGTAAAAGAAAAGTAATATGGAAAAGTTAACACCTAAAGAAGAAGTAAAAATTATTTATGGTATATTTGTAATGCGTTACAAACGAATAGAATCAAACACTTTTATTCCTGGTAACATAAATACGACAGAAATGGCAATGGCTACTGACACGATATTTGAAACAGAACAAAAAGCAATTGATTTTTTACCTATAATGAAAAAACTAGAAACATACTCAATTGTAGGCGTGTATATAATTTTACCAATGTATATCGTAAAAGAAAAGTAATATGGTAAATGTTGGAGCATTATTGATTGGGATGTTATTTGGGTTCTTAGCTCAGATATCAACATTCTTTCAGTTACAGGGACAGATGAAATATGATTGGTTTAAGAACCATTATTGGTTGGTGGTTTTAATGGGGATTCCCATCTCAATGTTATTTATGTATTCGGTTAAGAATATGATAATAGCCTTTGATGGTCAAATGTGGCCTTCCCGATTAATAGGTTTCAGTATTGGGGCTATGGTATTTACGTGGTTAAGTTGGGTGATTTTTAACGAACCGATAACGACAAAGACATTTGTGTGTTTATTTTTATCTTTTGTGATATTAATGATCCAATTGTTTTGGAAGTAATTAAATAATTTGTATATTTGTGATATGATGGAAAATAGAAGTAAGCACTACGGAGACGTGGAGAAATGGGTGATAAAGGTAATTGATTCTTGTGAGACATACGAACAAACTATTACGGTGTCAATATTGATTCGGAATTTTGAAAAACAAATGAGACGTAATGATGAATATTCCAAGTTAGCTTGGTCAATGCAGCATTCTTTAGTCATTATGTTGAATTTAAAGAGAAACGAAATTATGAATAGAAACGAAATTGTGTAAATTTTTAGTATGGATTATAAAGAATTAAAAAGAAAAGAGACATTATTTGAAATCATTGATGATGTTATTTGTGGTATGGATGTCTATAATTATAATGGATCTTTATGGGTAATTAATACTGATAAATCAAGATGGGCGATTGAATTTAATAAAAATAAAACATTGTGGTTTAACTTTGGTTTATTTAAAACTTTATTTAAGTCAATGTCATTGGAGGTAATGGATAATCAAGAGTATGTGACTGAATGGTTTGAGTCAAGATATCTTAAACCTGAGGTGGTTGAAGATACCATTCAAAATGGGGTTAAGTATACCCAGGGCAAAATGGTTTGGTTACCATTCAAGGTTGAAGATACCATTCAAAATGGGGTTAAGTATACCTTTGCGCATGAATTATGTTTTTCGGTCGAAGTTGAAGATACCATTCAAAATGGGGTTAAGTATACCGGACCCGAAGGACTTAAGAAGTCTCTTGAAGTTGAAGATACCATTCAAAATGGGGTTAAGTATACCCTATCATTGCTTTCTAGTGCGAATGTTCTAGTCAAAGATACCATTCAAAATAGGGTGAAAGAAACTGGATTACACAAAGGAGTTAGACCGTTGTCCGTTGAAGATACCATTCAAAATGGGGTTAAGTATACCTCAGAACTTAATGATTTACAACTAACTGAAGTTAAAGATACCATTCAAAATGGGGTGAGACACACCAGCTTTCATTCTTTTGATTTCTTCATCAGAGTTGAAGCTACCATTCAAAATGGGGTGAAAAACACCGTAAACTGTACGTCCCCTCTTGATCAATTGGTTGAAGATACCATTCAAAATGGGGTAAAGCACACCCATAGAAAAAAATACAAAGATTTACATACGGTTGAAGACACCATTCAAAATGGGGTGAAGCACACCCAAAGGTTGGGTAATAACAGAGTGGTTGATGACATTATCCAAAATGGGGTGAAAAATACTGATCCACGTCGAGACTTCATTTATGCGACAGTTGAATATACTGATCAAAATGGGGTGAATCATCCCAGAAAAAAAGTTATCTCTTTGGGAGGAGAAACCGTTGAAGAAATCATAAAAGATGGGGTAAAGGAAACTGAATTACATAAAGGGGTTAGACCTTCTTCGGTTGAAGATGTCATTCAAAATGGGGTGAAAGAGACTATTGGTACACTACGACGTACTTCTGAGTGGGGAGTTGATGACATTATTCAAAATGGGGTGAAGAACACCTACTCAGATAAAGTTCCTAATGAATATGATTGGAGTGACGAGTTTACAAAAGAAGTTGAAGATACCATTCAAAATGGGGTAAAACATACCTTCCCATTAATTATAGAAAAATCGGATGCAGTTAGAGATATTATTCAAGAGGGTATGAAAGTTAAGGATACTTTTAAAGGTAATTTTAAACAAGCATTTATGGTAAATGAGGTTATAAATGATGGTGTTAAAGATATCAAACCAAAAATTTAAGTAATCCGATGGAAATAGATAAACTATACCAATTATGTAAATATATTTATGATTCTTCTGTAATAAGTTATAATGGAAAGAATAATCCCGCTAAACATATTCAAAATATTAAGGAAATGGTCAGGACTTATATTAGAACTGAGGTTACCCCTTGTGAGTTGACAGATGATGAAAAATTAATTTACATTGTTGAGAATGAAGGTAAAATGTTAACTAATAATCTAAATGGTCATCGGTGTAATGATTCAGATGAATTTCAGGAAACAAGAAATAAAATAAAAATATATCGGAAAGAGTTGGGTTTATTATAAAAAAAAATACTATATTTGTAATATGAAAAAATTATTATTTATCCCATTACTTTTAGTGGGTATTACATCTTGTAGTGATGATCCTGAAACTGTACCACAAACAATAACTGAGTCGGTACCGAACAATCAATATAAAGAATTTGAATATAGTGATATGGATGTGTACCACATTCAAGAAATAGATGGATGTGAGTATATTTTAGTTAATGGTCGGGAAAATTCAGAACCGGCATTAACACACAAAGGGAATTGTAAATATTGTTTGGAACGAAACAAACAAAGTGTAATTGAAGTTAACAAAAAAGAAGAATATTAAAATGGATAAAGTAAAAGTATATTTAGATGATGTTCGCACACCAGTTGATAAAGATTGGGTGGTAGTTCGTTCTTATGATGAGTTCGTACAAAAGATCAACACAATTGGTTTAGAGAATATTGAACTGATTTCTTTGGATCACGACTTAGGTGATAGTGCAATGACCGAGTGGTTATATGGTGTAACAAAAAACTATACAATCAATTACGATAATATCACTGAAAAAACAGGAATGGATTGTACAAAATGGTTGGTGAATCAATGGTTAGATGGTAAACCTATTGTTGAGGTTGTTGTTCATTCGGCAAACGCTGTGGGTAGTGGTAATATGATGGGATACATCAACAACTACCGACACTTAAATAGAATGGAACAAAATTGTGTAAGAGTTAAAATTGAACATACAGTATAAAAATAAAATTATGGAATTAGAAAAATTTGAACAAGCAAAAAAAGTTAAAGAAGATCTTGATAGATTGGAAAGACAGAAGTATAAATTAGAATCTGCACTTAAATCTTGTGGTTTGAGTGTCACGATTGGATTTACACATTCAGGGGGATTCAACAGAAAAGGTGAGGTCAGTTTCTATAATAAGGAGATTATAAAAGAAATGGTCAACAGAGAACTTGATAGGGTGAATGAAGAAATAGAGTTAACAAAAAAAGAATTTGAAAAAGTATAAGAAATGGAAAATTTAATAATGATATTGTTTGTGTTTATGTTTAACCAAACAATTAATGCCCAAAATGGTGTAGTTAGTATAAATAATATTGATGATGATTTACCTGTTGGACAATGGTTTGTGGTAAAAGATGTTGTGTTTAATAATAACTCATTCTTTTATGATAAAACCAGTATTGTGATGGATGAATTGGAATATATGTTAACATTTAACGGGCAAACATTTTTTAGTCCAATGGGATCAGATGATGACCTTGACCCGTATTGGATTATCAGTAAGAAAAGTGGATTCACTACAGAAATTTATCTAATTAGAGGTAAAGATGGTGATGAATATTCGTCATTAAGAACAATAACTTATTAAAATATAAATATGGAAAAATTAAATAAATTAGAAGAACAACTTGAGAATTTTGACTATGTTAGAATTAAAATGAATCAAGAAGGATTTGATTATTGTTTTAAACATTACTCAAGTTTTGAAGATGTTAAGGATGAAAATTTTCATAAACTTCGTAAAAAATATATAAAAGTTTCGGAAGAACTTGAAGGGTATGTGTATTCAAAAATTGACTCCATTCAGAATGAGATTGATAAGTATTACGATGAAAATGATTATTTGATAGCAAGTGAGGAAGAAACTCTTTTTCCTGAAAAATTAGGGTTAATTAATTACGAGGGTGATTGTTTAGTTGCGATCAAAAGTGATAATGTTATTATTATTAAAGACCAATATGGTGTGGAATTACAAACAATTACCGTTCCTGAATTATATGGGTTTATTGATGGATTAATAAATATTGTTGATAGTAAAGGTAAATGGTGGAACTTTCAAAGTGAGCATAAAGATGCAAAACCTTCTTATTCTATGATATATAATTTTGTAAAAACGCTTAATAAAGATTAAATATGAAAAAGTTATTATTGTTAATTGTGATACTAATATCAAATATTAGTATTGCTCAATGGAAGTATGAGATAGTTAATAGACCATTCTCAACACCATACCCAATTGCATATAATCAAAACGAAGCAAACGCTTTACTTAAATTAGAAAATTCGGATGGAACAATGGTTTTCTATCTAACTGATGAGTATTTTTGTACGGAATATCCTGAGGTGGATATTTCATTTTTAATAAATGGTAAACGAGTTGAATATACAAAAAGTTGTTTTAGATCTGAAGATGGTGAAACCATATTTATTTCGTTAGACGCAGAATCGTTGACTAATTTTGTTCCTGATTTTAAATCTGCAACTTCAATTTCCATTAGGGTAAATGAGACAGAAAATTGTGTTACTTATATTTACACATTTAGTATGAAGGGAAGTGCGGCAGCTTATAATTTTATGAAAACAAATTAAATATGAAAAAGTTATTTTTAATAGTAATATCGGTTCTACTTACTTTACAATCGTTCTCCCAAGTTGGAGTCATCACAATTGAGAAAGACGCTACAGAAGTACCTATGGGTCACTGGTATGTATCCAAAGACAAAGATTTGAACAACCATGCTTTTTACTATGACGAACAAAAGTTGGTTGAGTCTTTATTACAAAATATTCTTTTAGGTGAAGGTCAGGATATTGATTTTCCTGAAGGTAAAGATAAAGATGGTGATCTATATTGGGAAATAGTGTGGGAAAGTGGATTTGTGTCCACAATATATCTTACAACCACAGATGGGTTTAGTTTACTAACCTGTTTCACTGAATAATATAGTTGTGCTATAACACAAGAAGTAAATCAATAATATGAGTAGTCAATATAGAAAAATAAAATACGAAACTGAAGGATCATACGGTACTACTGAAGATAAATATTTGTATATTTGGTCTCACGATACCGTAGATATTACTCACATATTTGATAATGATGGTGAAGAGTTATTTTCATTTTCAGAGACTGGATTTGATATGGGGGATGCTTTGGCGGTTGTGTTTACTAATTGGAAAGACGATAGGATGGAACAACTAACTCCCGAAGATAGAAAATTAATACGAAAATAAAAAAACTGAAATAATAATGAACACAAGAACACTAATTCATTTCAAAATAACAGATAGTGAATATAAATTACAATACTTTGATTAAATTATGATGTTTTACTCACCAACAAGACCAGAGCGACCAAACTCATCTAAAAAGAAAAATAATATGGTAGCACACTACCCACAACCCGGAGAAAAATGGCAACACTATAAAGGTGGTCAATACGAAATCGTTTGTATGTGTAATCACACAGAAACAAATGAAGTACTTGTAGTATATCGTTCACTTTCATTTGGGGGGTTCCACGCTCGTCCGTATACTGAATGGTATGACGAAGTTGAATGGGAAGGAATTAGAGAATATAGCATTCCTATTTTTCGTTTTAAAAGAATATAAATTATGAAATTTAAAAAAGTAGTATTTTTTATAGCACTGTTATTTAACAGGTTAAAGAGAAAAAGAAAATCAATATGGGATCTGTAAACAAATGGGCAAATTATGGAAAGTGGAGACACGGTAAAAAACGTAATGAACTGTTAAATATAGTTACTAAACCTGAAGATGTTCCTGACGAAATTATGAATCCAATAATGGAGGATGTAGCTAGACAAGTTGAAAATTGGGAAAATGCAAAGAAAGCAGATATGCTTAAACCGCCACCACCACCACCAAAAGATAGAATATTTAAGGAATCGTCGTGGTTGGAAACAATTACATTTGGATTATATAAAAGTAAAAAATAGAAAATTATGAGTAAAGAAAGATACAACCAGATTATTGAAGAGGTGTATGAGAATTATAAAACGGTTCACAAACACGCCATTAGAACCGAAGGCAATAGAAATAAACTTGCAATGGAATCTTTGGAAAAACAACTAATATACACACAAGAAGAATTCATAGACAAATGTAAAGCTGATAATAATTTCTCTGAAAGATGGGGACTAATCATCGAAGAACGAGAGTTGAGTTTGGATGAAAGACATGAATTATTAAATAAAGCAACAGACCGTAATCATAAAAGAGAGAACTGCTTTAGTGATGAAGAATTTGAAAGAGAAACATTACAAGATTGTAAAGCATTTAACATCCCAACCAAACTAATCACGACAACATACAACGATAAAAAAATAGAAAATTATGAGTAAAGAAAGATACAACCAGATTATTGAAGAGGTGTATGATAACTACAGAGCCAAAGTAAAACTAAGTCAAATTCCAACAGATTTAACAAAGGAAGAATTTGTAGAATTATGTAAGAATGATATAACTTTCTCTGTTTATCGGGGACTAAAGCTTGAGGAGCGAGAGTTGAGTTTGGAAGAACGCATAGAATTAGTTAATAAATCAATCACAGCAACAGATGGTGTTAATGCTGCTTTACTTTGGGAATTATCATGTCAAGGTAAAAGTAAATCTAAAATATTAAATGCTCTTAATAATTCACCAAGAAATATCCCAACCAAACTAATCACAATAACATACAACGATAAAACAATAGAAAGTTATGAGTAAAGAATATGATAATTTGAGTGAACTATTGGAAAAACTAAAAGATCCTGAGTTTGCGGAACACTATAAAAAAGGGTGGGATTTTTCACACTATAAATCAATGGTGTTTGATCCTAATAAAAAAAAGTGGACTGAAGAACCAGATCCAATAATGGATGAGTTTGATAAGACATTAAAAATGTTACACGAATCAACTCACGATGGTAAAATAAGAGAATCCATATTGTTGGTACAAAGATATAAAACAGAATACTTAGATAAAAAACAAAGATGAATAAAGAACAACAAGAATTATTGAATGAGGCTTATGAGAAATATCTTGAATACACTATAAATGGAATTGAAACAGGGTTAGATAAAATTAAGGGGTATTTAGATGGATGTTTAGTTGAGTATGATGGATATTATGAACATTTCACAAATCCATCTTTTGCATATGGGTATAGAACATATAACCAAGAAGAATTCATCAACAAAATTAAAACAGATACAGAGTTCTCTAAAAAGTGGGGGCTAAAGATTGAAGAACGAGAGTTGAGTTTGGAAGAGAGACATTATATTTTAACTAAAACTAAATTGTTAATTCCTATTTCAGATGATGTAAAAGATAATTGGATTGAAACATTAAATGAAAAAAACATCCCAACCAAACTAATCACAATAACATACAACGATAAAACAATTGAAAGTTATGAATAATGATAAAACAACCTTAGACATACTTATCAATGCTCTATCAGAGCAAGAATGGACAGAACTAAAATTTAGAGCCGAAACAAAAAAAGTATGGCAAAAAACAGACTTGTTTAGATCTAAACGTGAAT